GCCAGCTCTTTTTATATATATTAAAATAGAGGCTAAAATTTATATGTTATTTATACACATAAAATTATAAGAACATACTTATAATTTCAGGGATAAGAGGGAGAACTGTCTCCGCTCCCTTTTTCAAAACAGAGATCCATGATGTTTCTGGTTTACCAACTGAATGATCAGGAGTGGTATTATCTTTGTTTCTTTCTTTTCCGTAAGCAGCTGTAATGCGTTCAATATCTCTATGATTTGATTCATGCAATTCAGCTTCGGGTAAGTTTGGTCCGATGATTTCATAATGAGCAGATATTTCCCACTCAAACGGTTGGGGACCTGCAGATAAAGTTGTTGACAAGTAAATAGCCATAGAAGCATATGAATCAGGAGTACCTGATCCAGTACCTTCTGTTGCTAAATAATCAAAGCGCCCAAGTGTAGGGTCATACTGTTGATACATATAATCATCGGTTGAAATTATATGTCTTGTTATTGCATGCCATTTATTATCGGCAAAAGTATATTCCTTATAACCAGGAAAGTGTCTTAAATCAGTTGCTATTTTTCCATTCGCATTATTTGCATAAGACGATGGTGCTAACTGGACACAAGTACATAAGCCAGATGCATTGAACATCGTTCCAGTGTATCTGACTCTCAATCCTAAAGCTACGATCCTCATCGCTTTCCCGAAGACTGTACCTAAAGTATAGTCTCCAGACACATAAGGCGAATTTGAGGTCGCAGTTCCTAATGGTCCTGTGGCAATGGGATCCAAAGAGGTGGGTATTGAGTAAAAAATTGATGCTATATTATTTGTGGCCATCTGCGCAGGAGTAATGGTTATCCATCCATTACCTGCTGCATTTGTAGATCCGAAACCGGATGCTATTACCCTTATTGGTTGAGAAGGATAAGCCGGCATTGCAGGGAGATTACCCAAAGTTCTATTAAAAGGATCTGAGTAAATCTTTGCAAAGTTTGCACCAGATTGAGAAATTGTGTTATTCGCAGCATTACTGTTTTGAATAACTGCATTTTTTGCATTCATTGTATTGGCGATTTGATTCCCAATACTTTGGTTATTAGCACGCATATTATTAGCTTTATTATCCATAATAGCTGCTCTTCTATTAGTAGTCAATTTACTTCCCTTGCTACCTATAGGTGCTACCAAAGATTTAAAAAGTTGACTGAAATCACCATTTTGAATTCTTTGGATATTTTTATTTACATTTAATTTTGATTTGTTTGTGTTTGTTTGTTTTGGCATTATTGTTTTATAATAAATTAGTGGAATACCACAATACGTCATAATTAACTAGCCAATGACGCCCGGCTATTGTTTATATTTACAAATAAATATTATATAGTTTACAGTTTTAATTTAGATCTTTCCTAACAATAATCGGCCACCAATAACTTTTCGGTTATGGGATTGCTTATTATTGCTGGCAGCATTTTCACCGAGAGTAGAGTGTCCAAATAACTCTGCATCTCTTCGGGATGAATACCATAACGTTTGAACATAAAAGAATTCCAGACGTCACTCTGTATGTCGGCATTTTCATCAGAGAAAACCTTATATTCATTTATGGTATATTCATCACTCGAACCATCTGTTAAGTGCTTAACAATATTATGGATTTCGGTATAGAACCAATTACTAGTTAGTGTACCGTATCCCAACCATTGGGACCACAAAAATTGTTTATATTTTTTATCTTTAGACCATGTCTTAGGATACATAGTCTTAGGGTCAGTGGTAGATTTACCAAATTTCAATAAAAAACTCGGTAATCTTATACAGGAATATGTAAGATCTGTATTCTTCATAAATCCACAGCGCAAAAAAGTACATTCTTCCAATGTCTTAAATATTTTGCGTTTGACAGTCAAGCCAAAAAGAGTATATACATCTATGTCATCTTGAATTACAGCCATAGTAGTTACGAATATATTTGTTACACTGTTTCTCAAACAAGTACCGGGTTCTCCGGTCAATAAACCGTATTTTTTCTCTTCAGGATTAAACACCGTTCCTGATTTTCGATGTTTAATTTTAATTTTTTCTTTATATAGGTCTTTCCAAATATTTTTATACTTTGTAAGACCTAAAAGATCCAACCAATCATAAAAAATCTTATGAAGACTCTTCGATTGCGTTGCGTCAAATTTTGAATAATCTGTTTCGATAAATTCAATTACACCATCGTGCTTATAAATACACAACGTGTCGTCACCCATGATTAACATAAATAGGCCTTCTGGGCCATTCATGGCGGCGTTGACATAATTTGAAATGGTAGCTGTAGTTGCTCCACAAGTAAAATATGCTGAAACACTAACTCCTTTATAATGAGTGAAGAAACGTGGTTCAGAAGGAAATATATTTTCCACTAGATATTTAGAAAAATCATTAACAAAATGACCTAATAAATGTAAGTACCATGGATGAACTCCAAATACTAATCTAGGTATTGATTTGTCAGACATCGGGATTAATTCGTCTGACTTTGTAAAAACAGAAGTAAATTTAGGAAAAGACTCACCCACTGATTCTTTATTCCTATAAAATGTTATTAATTTCTTCTGTTTAGGTTTTAATGCATTATACCAGTCTGTGTAAGTTGTTTTAAAACTGAATGCAAATAAAGGAAGTACATCTATAGCGTCTTGTTGAACACTATAGTGTACCCTAGTATGAGGTAAATTATAATAGCGAAAACGTATTGCAGCATAGAGATTATCGATGCTAGGTAAAGGCCTTGCAAACACGGAATGAGTAAAAAGAATAGGAAAAATACCCTGGTACTCATAAAAATCCACCCTAAAATCAGGACGCTGAGAATTGGCAAAATTCCAAGAGTCAAAACTATCAATACTGCAAGGCAATTTAGGTAGAGAAAAACCATTGAGGGTTTCAGGACATAAATTATCAACTTGAGCACTATTGAGATCGAGCAAAATATCGTCGATCCCATCCAGAGTCCTAGCAGACCCAATAGATACAATCCTGTTAGAGTTAGCAAGATTCGTATCATATATATCAGAGAGAGTGGTTGGCCTCCCGTCTACTAGCTGATTCAGTCTCAAATGGTCACATAATCTTTCTTTAAAAGATTTACACATTGATTTTCTGTGCCATTCTAACTTTCCAAAGTCTCTCCACATTATTGAGTCAAGACAACCTATGATGAACCAACAACCTGGAATTAATTTTAATACTTCTTCCAAATACGCGGAAAAAGTAGGCAGGAACCAAAATATCGCATATGGCGTATAATCTGATCTTACTGCGTTTAATGGTTTTTTAAACTCAAAACGCCCTGCATATTTTTCATTAAGATACTTAAATACTCGTTTATAAGTAGGTACTGTACCTTTAAGCCAATTAATTAAATTGACTAATATCAAGAAAATACCAGTAGAAGTGATAAATTTCACTGCCTGATGACGGTATTCTTTCAAATAAGAGAAATCTTTCTTCATATGGGTCGATTTTTCTTTTTGCTTGAATAAGGTATTAGTTGATGCTTTGGTTAACAACAATTCCTCATCCGCTATTTGTTGATGATAAGAATGAATATACCTTATTATATTTAAATGCACTTCTTTAGTGCTTAACATATCCTGCGTATAATCCAAATAATCTTTAGATTTGAATATATTATATGTTATATTGGATATGTTGGCAGTGTTTAAAGATACACATGCTTGTCTTTCAATCGTTGAAGCAAGAAATTGGGGTATACTTGATGTTTTAACAAGTAACGCACCGTCAAATTCCCATGACTGTCCAGGTATATGATATGAAAAAGAAACCGGTGTGTCATTCCTCGGTTTTATCACGGACTTATCCTTTAACTCCGCTTCTTTCTCTTTATTATAAGTGTCATAACCCTGACGTATTATTTTTGCAGTTTTCTTTCGGTTGAATTTTCCATTATGATTCTTATATCGTGATTTTTTTTCTTCACAGATACATTTTTCCTTATCACAATTCTTACAATATATGATAAGATCATCAGATTCATAGGATTTCGAATCATATTCACTTTCAATGTCTGATACATATTTTACGTTAACATCATTGAAAGGATCATAGATTCCAGGAGTATTAGGTAGAGTTACCCCTATCAATTGTTCTAGGGGAACCTCCATCTCGTCTTTCTCTTCTTTGCCTTTACCAGATCTATCCGAAAAAAGATTCAGATAATCGGCATCAGAAACATCCCCTTCGCAATACACTTCATTGTTGTCGTCAGTTTCCATCAGATCGGGGTTAAAAAAGTCATTATCTACTAAATGACCATCAGTTAGTTGTCTATCATAATTATCTAAATAATCGGAATAAGTTAGAGAGTTTTCGTTTACTTCGTCAATCTCTTTCTGCGTTCCTTGATAATCATTTACAGTCCATTCTTCTGGATCACATTGGTAAAAATTTATTTCTTCAAAGGTATTATGCTGAGTGTCTGCGACAGGACAATCGTCCCATACCGTTATAACAGACAAATCCTCCCGCGCCACCATTGGGTTAATTCCCGTTGGCTTGTGGATCGGACTTACACATACTGAGCTGATGTGCACATCATGTTTAGAGGTACCCAGATAGCCACGACAACTATCCATAATATTCTCTTGGCCCCGAAGTGACCCATGAGTCAATTTTTTAAACTGGTTTTGTT